ACCACAGAGAACGGAAGACTTCCTAATCATAGCTAGACGAGATGGTCTAAAGAGTTATAAAGAAACTATAGATGGTTTAGTAGCCATTAAAGGTGCCAACGGCATTAGAAGTGGTAATAAGTGTTTTAGATTTATAATACCAAAACATAGTCAAGCATTTAAACATCTATGTCAATTATATCTATTGAGAACCACATATAATAAAGGTTACCCAACAGATAAACAAGTGTGTTATGATTATTTGATGTCATACTGTAAAAGTGAACACGAAGAAGGAAAGATGAAGCCAGCTTTAGATTGGTACAAAGGTAATAAATGGAAATAGTATTTGTATATACAGGTGAAAGAAGATTTGAAAAGATTGGTAGAGAAAACCATAAACATTTATTTCAAGCACTTTCCGAAGTTACATCTTTTAGAATAACAGATAAGTGTAAAGAAAATAGAAAGAATGATGAGTTTCTATTGTCAGCACAAAATCAAATATGGGATTTCTATAAAGGCATAGAGGGTGAAGAAGCAGACATCATAATCAAAATGAGAACTGATATGTGGTTTGCTAAGAGTAGTATACCTCATATCGTAAATGAAATAATAAAGTTTAAAAATGGTAATGGTAAGTTTTGTTTATTAGGATCAGAGTTGTTTAGACATTATGATAAAGAATGGGAAGAATATCAGTTGCCAGATATTAAAATTCCTAGCAAAAGTCACGTTAAGACAGGTGATTTTATGTTGATTGCCAGACGAGAAGAATTACAATCTAAAAAAGAAGTTTATAAATGGTTAACAATAGAAAAATCAAAGAGTGGTAATAGAATATGGCAGAGAATAAGGAAGTCAACAGGTCATTATTCATTTGGTCAAATATACCTATTAAGAGCTGAATATAAAAACTTATCAGATCAATACTTAGCACTTGAATTTGCTAAACATTATGGACCAAAAACGAAAATAGCACAACAATATTATTATGAACGTATACCATCAAATAAGTAGAAAAGATTGTCTATCACACCAATTATGGCCACACTTTAAAAAAGGTTGGCCCGAAAGTGATAAACCTGTACATTTCTTTTGGGGATTAGGAGATAATCAAACAGAAAAGATTGTTGAAGTATCAGCAAAAGGTGAAGAATGGTGGTATGTAGATTTAGGTTATATAACACAACAAATCACCAGATACCCTAGTCCTATCATACACGATTACGATAAGACTTACTTTAGAATAGTAAAAGGTGAAATTCATACCATACGAGGTAGAGTGGGTGATGGAAAAAGAGTAAATCAATTAGAACATAAGGGTATTGACGCTAAATTTAAGGGTTGGTACACAGGTCCAACAGAACATATATTACTATGTCCTTCTTCCGAAACAGTTACAAGGGCCATCCAACATATGGGTCAACAAGAGTGGATTGATAGAACTGTAGTTGAATTAAAAAAATATAGTAAAAGAAAAATCAAAATTAGAAACAAACCTAGACCTGGTAATGAGTGGTGGGGAAAAGATATTAAAGAAGATTTGAAGAACTGTCATTGTTTGGTAACCAATATGAGTTTAGCTGCTGTGGATTCAGTTTTAAATAAAGTGCCTATTATGACACACGACAACAATGTGGCCTCTCCTCTATCATCTGGAGATCCAAAGTTTATTGAAAAACCAATAAGACCAGGACACAAAACGGTACAAGGTTGGTTAAACTTTTTAGCAGAAAATCAGTTTACTATATCAGAGATAGAAAACGGTACAGCATATAAAACACTAATGGTACAGGACATATAGAAATGCTAAATTTTGTATGTGTAAATTGGGGGTTAAAATTTGATCCAAAATATGTTATTCATTTGTATAATATGTCACAAAGACATTTAACCATACCTCACAAGTTTATTCTATTTACAGACAGACCAAAATTACATAAACATCTTATTGGTGATAATGTAGAAATACGAAAACTACCTTATGAAGAATACCAAGGTTATTGGCAAAAATTGACTTTGTTTAGTCCTGAAGCCAATTTAAATGGTACTTGTTTATATATGGACTTAGATGTGGTTATTAAAGATAACATTGATTGTTTTGCCACCTATGGCGAAGAAGATAGTTTTTGTGTAATGAGAGATTTTGGTAAACCACAAATGTGGTACAATTCTAGTATATTGAAATTTAATAACATAAATGCTACGGAATTTATATGGCATCCATTTTTAAAGAATAAGAAAGAAGACTTAAAAATGCAAGGTGACCAGAATGTAATTACCACCTACATTAATAAACAACCAGGTTGTAAGAAATTACAGATATATCCAGACCTCTGGACACAATCTTACAAGTGGTTAGACCGTAGTCAGAACAGATTTCATAAAACTTCTTGGACCTTTGAAGAAGAAGCGAGAGCTAAAGTGGCTGTATTCCACGGTAACCCAAAACCTCACGAATCAAAAGAGGAATGGGTCGTAAATAACTGGAAATAGAACATTACCAGAACAACTTAGCTTAAAAAGCTAGTAAAATCAACAAAAAATAACGCTTGCTTTCTTCGTTCCATATGTTATAATGGTACCATAATGATTAAAGAAAATACAAATAAAACAAACACTATGATAAAAACTTACTCAAAAATAAAAAAGAGATATTATACAAGAAAACCTTATGACTACAATGATGACACCACACATTATAGAGAAAGTAATCATTTTATACCCTTAAAAAGTATTGATAAAGTGGCCACATATCAAGTCATACAAAAAAGACAACCATACAAATATCAAAAAGAAGACGCTTTATTTAAATCTACTAAACTGTCTGTTGCGAATAATATGATAAGTGAAATCAACCTTGACAGTATCGTTGCAAAAAACCAGATGAAAGAGAAAATCACCCAAGCTCTTATTTATTTAACTCCTAGAGAAGAAAGAGTGATAAGAATGAGATTTGGTATTGGAATGAATACTGATTACACTTTAGAAGAAGTTGGTCAGCAGTTTTCTGTAACAAGACATAGAATTAGACAAATCGAAGCAAAAGCATTAAGAAAGTTGAAACACCCTAATATAACAAAACATTTAAAAGAACTATTAGAAAATGACTAAAACAAGAACAAAACAAGAACAAAAAAGATTATTTAATGGCTTGACATTTCTGGCCAGTATGATAGGATATACCTATATTAATAACAAAAAGGAGAAAACACTATGTCACAAAAACTAAAAGATTATATCACAGATACCGTTACAGATAAAGTTGATAAATTAATCGCAAAACTAAAAGATAAATCAATTGATTACGAAACAGCTAAAATGAATATATTGAGTATACCAAACCTTAATATGGTTCAAATTGATTTTGATAATGTTGATGAGGTACTTGCTGAGGAGTTAAAATAATTATGTTGAATAAAAATAATACAATCCATTTAGTTTATGCCAGAGAATACGAATCTGATGAAATGAATGAACCATATTTTTATTCATATAATACTGTATTCAGAAATGTACATTTTTCTAAACTTGATAAATTAAAAAAATTCGTAGATAAAATTTGTAAATATTGTGATACGAATTACACAGAACGAGCAACCAATTTTACAGGCAATAGTAAAGTAGAAATTTTAACTGGTGACGAATACTATGAAACTTATGGTGATGTTTACGGTTATGACAATACCAGTGATGACATTAGATATATTAATGATTACGGACAATCATATAACACAAGACAATTTTTTAAAACGGACTATAATCCAGAAATTTTAGAAACATATAAACAAAAATTAACAAAGGCTATATAATGAAATACGGCGAAGATAAAATAATTAAAGAAATATCAGATTACATACAATCAACGTATGGTCAACATTACAGTACCACAAAAGATGGCTTTCAAGTACAAGATATGTTAAGACAATTGGATATTGATAAAGATTTCTGCCAAGCAAATGCTATTAAGTATTTGTGTAGGTATGGCAAAAAAGACGGTAAGAATAGAAAAGACTTGCTTAAAGCAATACATTATGTAATTTTATTAATGAGTAGTGAGGATAAAAAGTAATGACAATTGATACAGAAATTATGTTAATTAATGAAGATGTGGGTAAAAACCTTTATAGAAAGAAAACCTTTTACACTTTAGTTATTGAACAAGAAGTGCTAGCAGATAATAAAGACCAGGCTGATAAAAAATTTTTAGAATGTGGTGTCGACCATTCTCAAATTAACCACGAACTTACAGAAACAAAAGATGGTGTAGAAACTTATATGGTGGATGTCGCTTATAATGAGTCAGAACCAACCGAATATATGGGTAAAGTAACAATGGATGAGGAAGAGGATGATATAGACATTGATACCACTGCTGAAGAACAACTAAAAACGCCATACACAGCTGGCAAAGGAATTTAACAACAACAAAGGAGTAAACTATGCTAAACAATACAATAGAACAAATAGAAAAACTGGACGAGGTCATTGACGCCATTGATAATAAAGATATCGACTCGGCAATTGACAAGTTAAAGGTTATGAAATCCACTTTACAAGAAGAACTTGATAAAGCAGCTTCAGATATTGATACACAATTGACTTTAGAAAACGAAAGCCAATATGGTAAGTAATATGATGAAATATATTAATGGAATGTATGTGTATCTTTCTCTAATCATTGGTTCAATACTATTAGATATAGTGAATTTATTTAAGAAAAAGAATACAACTAAAAGTAGTAAAAAGTAGATGATGTACCACTCACTAGAACAGCGAATCGCCAATCCTGGTGTGTCCTGGTGTCAACCAGGAGTGAATAAATCAATAGGATCAACAACTTTTAAAGGCTTGACTTATAGATCAAACTGTGGTAGGATATACAGATAAACTAACAATAACAAAAGGACTATTATATTATGACATTTAAATACGACAAAGAGAACTTGTTTAAAGAGTTTGAAGACGCAAAACAAAAAGATATTAAGATATCAAAAACTAAAACACAAGATGAAAAAGAAAACGATTACTTTACAAATCGTATTCAATTTGTGAAAGATCATATTGAATTAAAATCTAAAAATCCTTCTTACTATGAATTTGTAAGAGTCAATTTTGATAATCTACTTAAAGGTTATGAGAGTGTTAATCCGAGAGATTACTTCTATAACGTTGTTTTTGGTCTTACATATGCTCAGAAAAAAGCTAATGAAGAAGCTGAATTTGAAAATCTAGGTAAAGTGGATGCCATCTAATAAATTAGAACTTCTAAAGGCTCAACACCGTAAATGGTTAGAGTCTTTAGGTATTCGTTTTGACCAAAAAAGTAGAGTGATTAATAACTTTAAAGGTTATGATACTCCTCAATATACACCAAGAAATTCTATACCAACAAGTGATAGGATAGTAAACTTTACAGGCAAACGTGAATATGCGACTGCGTTACCTGAAGGAAAAACAATTTCAGTTGCTTATAACAAAGGTCCGTATATGGTGGTTGACGCCAAGGATTTTAAAACAATGGGAAGAAAAATATGAAAACATTAATGATGATGACTATATTAGCTATAATGGCGGCTACTATGGTAAAAAGTGAAGAAGTTAAAAAAGACATTGTAACGGAAAAGGTTACCGAAACGGCTACTGTTATTAGAGTATGGCTAGAAAAAGAATGGATTGATATTAAAGAATATCAAAAGCAAGGTTGGGAAGACGGTAAAATACAATTGGCGAATGACAAAGAAACAGTTACAAACTTTTTTGATAAGGTAGTTACATATGTTACACAAAGTAAGTGAACTTTGCGAAAAACTAGAATCACTTAAAAAATTAGGTGATATGTTATATAAACTTAAATATCAATCACCAAAATCAAAAGAACGTGATGTTCAGGTAGATAATTTAATTACAGACATACAATCAATGTGTAGATTGGTATCAAATGACAAAAACAAATACAAAAAATAAAACAAAAAAACCAAAACAACCTCAATTTGATCTTGACGGATATTATATTGAAAATGGTATTTCCTATAAAATCTATAAAGATAAACACGGCAAATCAAAGATGAAAAAGGCAAAAGACTAATGGCTGACGAGTATATTATAAAAAGTTTAAAAGAGAGAATAAAAGAAATTAAAGTGGAATTGGAATTTAAAGAAACGCAATCTTTAAATGATGAACTTTACGAGATAAACGATACATTGAAAAAATTAGGTAAAAATGAAAAGACTCATATTATTAATTTTAACTAGTTTACTATTAACCAATTGTGCTTCTGTTGATAGATCAACCACCGGTGCTATTTTAGGTGCTGGAACAGCTACTTCGGTATGTGTTCAAATGGGTGTTAGTGATCCTTATGTTATTGCTAGTTGTGCTTTAGTGGGTGGATTTAAAGGGGCCGATTTAATGTACAAATCAGATTATGATGTACACAATGCTATATTTGTAGATCATTTAAACACAGGTCCATCAAAATCCTCATATACAAATTGGTACAATACAAAAACAGGTAATAGTGGTATTATTAAAACAAGTAGCTCTTATATGAAAGGTCCTTTAAAGTGTAAAGACTATGACGCTACTGTTGATATTACACAAAGTTGGCCACTAATTGGAATTGGTAGTCCAAATAGAAGAGCGGTATTTGGTACTGCTTGTCAGTTACCTGATGGAAGATGGATTGAAAGAGGATGAAAAAAATTGGAATTATCATATTTTTATTAATGTTGACATCTATTGTAATTAATATAGCGTTTGCTGGTGAGAAAATTTTATATTCAAAAGTTAAAACAATAGAACCTGGTGAAGTTAATGGTCAATATTGTTTTGTGAAGGTCATTATTAAACAAGAAGGCGAAAATATTGTTAAAGAAGAGGTTTTGGAGTGTGCTGATGGTAAAAAAGGTATTGAAACACCAGGTTATTGGGAGTTATTTGCCCAATTTTATTACCGTGATGTATCTGCTCCAGAATATTGCCGATATTATAGTCGGCCAAATCACGTCTTTAAATCACCAGGAAAAACGTGTTTACAAATAAATGGTGAATGGGAGGTAAGATGATTAAAAATATAATCATAATCGCTCTAGTTGTGTTGTTAGTAAACAAGACGGATATCACTATAAGTGAGGTACTAGAGTATATTCAATCTGGACTTGACAAAGTACAAGAAATGGTATATAATATAAAAAGTGAGGTAAAATAATAATATGGATAATGTGAAAAGAATAGTTGGAATAGTAATAGTTGGCCTACTGATGGCAAATTGTTCTTCTAATTACAAAATGAAAAGTGAGAGTGGAAAAGTCTTAAATGAAGTGCCGAATTGGTATATGGCTGATTTTTCTGAAAGCAAAGCGTGTGATACGCCTATGTTTGGTAAAGACAAAGATAAAATGTGTATCTTTGGTGTTGGTACTGCTGTATCTCCAGACCTTAATCTAGCAATAGAAAAAGGTATGATGATTGCTAAGGCAGAGTTGGCTGATATTATCAAAGGCGAAATGAACAAATCGTCTAAACAGTTTATAACAGAACTAGGTAAAACTAATACTAAAACTACCATTTCGGAAGTTGAAAGTACAATAGTTAATCTAATTAAAAATACTCCAGTTAGAGGATATGAAATCTTTGCTAAAGATGTAACTATAACTAAACAAGGTTACTACAGAGCTTGGATTGGATTGAGATTACCAATGGGCGAATATAATAAGATGTACAACTTTACAATTGCTGAAGCTGTTGACGCTTATAATGTAAAAGAAAAAGCGACTATCGCTTATGAATCCCTAATAGGTAAAAAAAATGAAAATAACAATATACAGTAAAGAAAACTGTTTATACTGTTCAAAGGCTAAGACTTTGATAAAAAAACTTGGCCTTGAATACAGTGAAAAGAAATTAGAAGATTTTGATTCTACAGAAGCTATGTTGAAAGATATTGGTAAACAAGTGAGAACTATGCCACAAATTAAAATTGATGATAAGTTAATTGGTGGTTATAATCAGTTAGTAGAATACTTTGCTGATAATGGTAAAGTTAATTTCAAAGGTGATATTATATAGTGTCAGATAATAAAATTATTCCGTTTCCGACCAATCGTATTGTTGAACCAACAAGGGTTGGCCAGCAAATGGATACAAAGACAACCAAAAAGATTCAAGATCACCAAACAAAACAGTTTGTAGAAACGGCGGTAGATGATATTAGTATGACTATGTTAAGACAATTTTATGAGCTTTCGGTTAGAACGGATAGACATACCTTTACAACAGATTTGGCATTGGTGGTAGATGTGATTAGAGGTTTAATTTATAGAGATTTTGATATGCCTTATCCAGCACAAAAATTAACAGAAAAATTAGTGAGTTTAAAGGTTAATAAAGACGGTACACAATCAGCTAAAATAGATTATTCAAGTATTGTTGATACCGATTCTAAAACACAAAAGCCTTTAAGTAGTGATGTAAAAAACACTTTAAAAGATTTAAACGATCAAGCAGGTTTCTTTGACGGAGATAAACTTGATGATTAAAAGAAATTCCAACGGAATCGCCTTCGCAGGTTGTAAAATAGCCAACTTGAAAGGAGCTAAACAGTATGTTTAACTTTTTATTTAAAAACAAAGGAGAAGATATGAAAGTATCAAAAACACAAAAGGTATTAAACCTTTTACAATCAGGCAAAGATGTTGCTTGGAAAACGCTAAGACAAAAATTTGACCTTAGATCACCAACTTCAATGATTGGAAAATTAAGAAACCAAGGTATTATGATTTACACAAATAAATCAAAATCTGGTGTTTCTTTCAGATTAGGTACGCCTTCTAAAGCTGTAATCGCAGCTGGACAAAGAGCCCTATTCGGCAATACAGCTTACGGAGCGTAAGCATAAGTAACTATTGGTGGGCGGTTAGTAACGAGAGTGAAGACCGCCCCCAATTTTATATAAGGATTATTATGTCTAAAAAAGAAATTACAAAATCAATTGAAGTGTTAACAAATACTATTAAATGGTTTAGAAAACAAGTTGAGCCAGAAGATTGTGGATGGATGTACACAACCATAGATGGACTAAAACATAGAATACAATCTTTGAAATCAGAATTAAGAAAAATTAGTAAATGACCGAATTTAAAAACGGAATTTACAATACATTAATGAGTCTGGTTGGTACCAGTTTGGGCCGTGCCGTTGTTTATACACTTGGTCACATAATCATAGCTGCTACTTGTAATTGGTTTATTACAGGTGCTGATTTACTCTTAGCTAGTATTGACGCTATAGTAGAACCATTAATCAATGGAGTTTGGTATTATTTTTTAGACAGAATGTGGGCTAGTAAAAGATGATATTAGTTGATCTTAATCAAATTTTAATATCCAATTTAATGGCTCAAGTTAGAGGCAAAGGTGAGGTAAAACCAAATAAGGAAATGATAAGACATATGGTCTTAAATTCTTTAAGAGGTTTCAATATAAAATTTAAAAAAGAATTTGGTACAATGATACTTTGTTCAGACTCTAGCAATCCTTGGCGTAAAGATTTCTATCCTAATTACAAACACAGTAGAAAACAATCCAGACTAGACGGACCTTTTGATTGGAATAACATATTTAATATTATTTCAGATATAAAAAAAGAAATTGCTCAAAACTTTCCGTATATGGTAATAGATGTTGAAAATTGTGAAGCTGATGATATCATAGCTATACTTGTTAGGTTACGAGAAGAATTAAAATACATTATTGTTTCAGGTGATAAAGACTTTATACAATTACACAATTATGGTAATGTTAAACAGTGGTCGCCTTTTCTAAAAAAATATATTGGGGAAGATGTGGATCCTGTTAAATTTTTAAGAGAACAAATTATAAAAGGTGATAGATCAGATGGAGTACCTAACATATTAAGTGATGACGAAATCTTTGTAAGAGGCGACAGACAGAAACCTATTACTAAACAAAAATTGGAAGAGTGGACAAATGTAGAAAACATACCACTAGGTTCAGAAACTAAAAAGAACTACGATAGAAATAGAAAATTAATAGACCTCTCTATGATACCAAAAACGATAGAGGAAAACATTATAAATAGATTTAGAAGCTATAAAGTACCAAACAGGTCGCTCCTGTTAACTTACTTTATAGAAAATAAATTGAAGTCAATGATTGAAAATATTAATGACTTTTGAAACAAACATATATATGGAGTAAATTATGGATAACCCAAACCTAATTAGTAAGAAATCAATGGTGTCTATGTCTAGTACCCTAGGTAGTAGATCAGAAACCGTACACGAAATCTTTACTAAAATTAATAACGCTAAAGATAAACCAAAAAAGATTGAAGTATTAAAAAAATATGATAAACCTTATATCAGATCAATCTTAAAAGCAGCCTTCGATCCTAAAATCGTATGGGATATACCTGAAGGAACGCCTCCTTTCGTAGCTAACGAGGCACCACTTGGTACAGAACATACAATATTAAGTAATCAAGTAAATAAATTATATCATTTTCTTAAAGGTGGTAATAATACACTTAATAAAGCTAAAAAAGAAATTATGTTTATACAAATGTTAGAAGGCTTACATAAAACTGAAGCTGAAGCATTGATAGATGTAAAAGATAAAAGACTTAACAGGACTTATAAAGGTCTAACAGCTGAAATGGTTAAAGAAACCTTTGGTTGGAATGACAATTTTGTTAAAGAATCAAAGTAATTAACTACTTTTTTAGAGGGCTGTGTCAAAACCGCCCTCTAAAACCCTTACCCCCCAACGATTATTAATGCTTGACATTTTAGTCATTTTATGTTATTATTAACCATAATAAATAAGGAGACAGATAATGAAAAAGATAGTAATAACATCAACCATTTTAATGAGTTTAATATGGTTCAGTTTAACTAGTTTAATGAACTCTGTTAAGGCTGACGAATATAATACAGCGGTTATCGCTAATGTGGTTACTCAAACCATACAAGGTAACAATGTACAAACACAAAAGTTGATGGAACAAGAACTAGAGAGAGTTGGCCATTTGTACGCCATACAGATGATAAGTGTTTTTCAACAATACTTACCTGCTATACTAGACGGCGCTCTTGCCAATATGAGATTGAAAGCCGATAAAGAATATAAGTGTGCCTTACTTAAAGGATCCAAGATAGAAGACGATTGTAATTAATTTTGTAATGAGCTTAAAATTAAATATAAAGGATATATGCCCACTAAAAAATTTAAAGTAAAAAGAATCT